CCCCCCCCCCCGCCCCCCCCCCACCCCCCCGGGCCCATCATAACGAACCTTCCATATTTGACGGGATAAAGAAAGACGATTTAATCATTGCTTTCTTTCCTTGTACAAGGTTTGAAGCAAAAGTTCCTCTTTGGTTTAGAGGACAAGCCCAGCAACAGAAAAATTGGGATGATATAAAGAAATTAGAATATAGCATGAAGCTGCATAATGAACTACATGAATTGTATGAATTAATCAGTATGTTAGTTGTTGTGGCAGAAAAAAGAGGATTGCAGATGATTATTGAAAATCCATATACGCAACCTCATTATTTGACAAGTTATTGGTGCATAAAGCCTTCTATGATTGATAGAAATAGAAGAATGGACGGAGATTATTTCGAGAAGCCGACTCAATATTGGTTCATTAATTGTAAAGTACAAAACAACTTAGATTTTGAACCTATTGAATTTGTTCCTAAGAAAGTTATTTCTAAGGTCAAAAAAGGTGAATACAGTGTGCAAACACAAAGAAGTATGATTCATCCACAATATGCACGAAGATTTATAAAACAGTATGTTTTGAAGGAGTAAAGAATGAATAAAGAAACAAGGATGAGAAAGGCAAATTACATAAGAAAAGATGAAATCAATTTATGTAGGTTTGTTAAAATTTGCTATTCGGTTATTGAAAGAAATATCGAAGGCAAATGGGAATATGTAGGCAAAGTCAAAGAAAAAGGATTGCAAATCAGGAATAGAGTTTATTTATTTGATGATAAATATAAATTAGCTCATTACAAAGGCACTAAAATTTTAGAAGTTTTTGAAGGCATACCTGAATGGGCAACACCTAAAATGATTGAAAGATATGAGGAATTTAAGGCGGAACAGAAAGGAAAACTATTGTTTTCAAAATAGGAGTAAAAACATGGCAAAATATTTATTTAAATCGAATATATTCGCTCAATTATCGGAAATTGTAGAAGCCGATTCGGAAAAAGAAGTTATGGATAAGATTAAAAATCAAAAATCTTTTGAAATTAATCAAGAAGTTTTGAATCTTTATCCATCATCAATTGAGATTAGAAAAATCAAAGACGATCAAAAAAAGGAGAAAAACAACATGGAATTAAAAGAAACAGTAGAGTTAATGAACTCCGAAGATTACAAAGAAAGATTTGTAGCAGAATATCACCAAGTAGAAATCAGATATGAGAAATTGAAGAATTTCTGTAACAAAATTGAAGTAGAAACAATGTTAGGCAAAGAAGAAACAAAACATGATTGCCCACTTGAATTACTAAGGGAGCAGCAAAAGTACATGGGATTATATTTATCAATCCTCGAAAAAAGAGCATTGATTGAAAACATTGTGTTATAAGAGGAGAGCAGAATGACAAGTACAGAATTAATTAAAGATATGCTTGAAAGACAGAAAGCATATGATGCAGAAGTATTTAAGAAACATAATGTCGACTATGTTTCTAAAGCTCAATTAGAAAGTGCGTTGTTTGATGAATTAGGAGAATTGATGCACGCTCAAAAATCAGATTGGTGCTGGTGGAAGTTCACACAAGAACCCAAAGACCCTGCCAAAGTATTTGAAGAATACATTGATGTTGTACATTTCGCTTTAATGTACGAAATCAAGTTTGGTTCAGGATGTTATCAATATGAGGATATTAAGTGGAATTACAATAAGCTAAAAACGGATTTGGGATTTGGACAGGCATATGCATTTAGCTGCGTAATCAGTTTAACACGAGATGATAACGTATTAGCTTATGTAATCGCATTAGGATTGCATTTAGGATATTCGTTTGGAGAAATCTACAACGAGTATATTCGTAAGAATGAGATCAATAAAGAAAGATTGGCGAAGGGGTACTAGGTATGTGGATTAGAAGTCAAAGTAAAAAATCGTTGTCTAATGTAAATCAATTAATAATTAACAACACTAAAGATGAAAGCAAATATTACATATTCGGATATTCAGAAAGAGGAAGCGACACATTAGGCGTTTATTCAACCGAAGAAAAAGCTATAAAAGTTCTAGATAGAATTGAAGAACTTATTCAACATCAGTACAAATTAACATTCTGTATGCCTGCAGATGATGAAGTGGTAACAGTAAAGAAAAGAGTCGACTATGCAGAATTTCGCATGTTAGAACAAAAAGAAAAGTGATGAGGTGCAAATATGACAGAAAAAGATTTAGATGAATTTGAAAAAGAATTCGGATTTAAATTATTGCCAACATCATTCAAAAAGCCTTTATCAGAAATCACAAAAGAGGAGTACAGAGAACGTATTGAATACTTATACAACGCAATTATTAATGATAATTCAAATGAAGAGGATGATTTTTAATGGAAGCGTTTGTTCAAATGCCACTAGAAACATATGATACGTTAAAGTTTAATAACGAGTATTTAAAAAGAAGGCTAAAAGAGGAACAAGAATCACATAGTGAAGATGTTGCACAAGCCAAAAAAGAAATAAATGATTTGGCCGAAAAAATAGATCAGTATAAGAAACACATTCTAGAACGTAATTGTAAATGGTTAGATATTGAGAATTATCCACTAGAACATTATTTGAATATAGATTCATGGGATTACGCAATGAATTATAAAGATGACTTATTAAATCTAGGGTTCACAAAACAAGATATGGATGGATTTATAGCCGACAGATATAAAGGATTAGTGAAAGAGAAAGAAGGAAAAGAAGATGATTAAATTAAAAAACAATTATGCAATCACTTCTAGCAGTGGTTCATTCGCCCTTGTAACGTTCGTAAAGGGTAAGGATAAAGAAGGAAATGAGATAGACGTACAAAAGCCTATCTCATACCATACAACGCTAGAATCGGCTTTACAGAGCTATTCTAACAATCGTATGGCAGATTTAGTTTCTAACGTAGATTTAGATTTAAAACAAGTTAAACAAGCTATAAATGAGCTTAGAGAGGAGTTAACTATATATGCCTAATTGGTGTGCAGGAACTTTAAGAGTAAGAGGTACAAAAGAGAATTTAACAAAATTTGTTTTAGAAGGGTTACAACCGGTTACTTATATCGGCGAAGATTTAGAGGCGTTGAAGATGGATGAGTATAGTCAAGTTAAATGTAGCAGATGTTGGATTAAAGGAACTAGAAGAGGATTTATTCTTGACTTAGATGAATATATTGATGATTGGAACTATGAAGGAAAAATCGCAATTGGACTTGAAGCAGAATTCGCATGGGGTATTAGTGCAGAAGAACTATTAAATTCTTGTAAGCAATATGGAGTTGATATGAGAATTCATGCATTTGAATGTGGAATGTGCTTTAACCAAATCATTGAAATTATTAATGGAGAAATCACCAAGGATGAAGAAGTTGAATTCGATGATTATAACTGGGATTGCATTTGTCCAAACATAGGAGGTTAAAGGCATATGAATAAATATCAAGAAGCTTTAAACAAGATTAGAAATATAGTGTTAGATGAAAGTGGTGATGGATATCACACTCAGAGATATTTACAAGACTTTTATTATAGCTCATGTGAAACATTACAAGAATTAGTTGACAAAGAAACACCAAAGAAATCTATAGATATTGAGTTTGCTCCATGGAGTGATTTGATGTTATGTTGTCCAACTTGCCATCATGGAGTTGTGCCTATTCCAACGTATCATGGAAATAAATATTACCCTCGTTGTCCGTTCTGTGGGCAGAGGTTAATAGAGGAAGATAAAGATGACTGCTAGAGAAATGTTTAAACAATTAGGCTATGGATACCGTGAACTTGATGATGATGTATTTCAATATTCTATGGCAAGTTCTATAGTAATTAGATTTTATAAAAAAGAACGTGAATTTTGTTCCGTTGAGTACTTTGAACCTAAAAACATCACTGTAGATGAATTTAAAGCGATTCAACAACAAATGAAGGAATTAGGGTGGATTTAAATGGTGACAAAAAAAGACTATGAAGATGCTATAAAAAAGATTAGAGAAGCGTTTTATTCTTCAATTTGTGACGAATGGGCATTGGAACAAATTGCGGTAAACTTAGATTTTTTATCATCATTAATTAATGAGCATTTTGAAGAAAAGCAAGAAACTAATTACGAGCATTACGAAGATGAAATCATAGAACTGTATATTGAAAATTTAGCTATTTCAAATGGCAAATTAACACAATGCGAATACGATATGCTGGATACAATATTCGAAAAGGAAGCTAGGTTTTCAACAGTGTATTTGATTGGTGAATTAAAGAAGAAGGGCTATTTCGAAAATATTAAATGTGATAGTAAGGTGCTGGTTAAAGATATTCTAGCAAACTGTGAGGTAATCGAATAATGCGTAAAGCTATGAATGCAAACGTAAATGATATTCATGATGAAAATATAAGAGAATGTTTGCAAAGCACTATTGATTACATTGTTAGATTGGAACGTGAGAATCTAGGATTAAAAGAATATAAGAAACACCAGGAAAGAGCAAACGAAAGAAGATATCGTAGTGGGGAAGAGTCTTGGCATAGAGGGTCAGTTGTCGCAAAGAAGAAGTAGGTGGACCAAATGAACAAATTAAAAGTAAACCAAATGTTGAATGATTTGAAGTCGGCAAACTATTGCTGCCATCGAATTATTGAATTGAACGAGGAACTTGAGGTTCTGAATCATAAAATGTTAGGACTAAGCCATAATCCAATTAGGTTGACAAAGGAGCAGGAGAAATCCAGTGCTCCTATGCCGACCTTTCATGGTTCTTATACAAGTCCTTTAGGGATGATGGAAGAAGAAACTTTAAAAGTGGAAGAAATAAATTATTATCGAAGACGTTTAAATGAATGCAGAGCAATCGAGCTTTTATCTTTGCAAGACCAGAACATTTTATTTGATCTATATTTTTGGAATCTGAATGCATGGGATGTTGCAGAAAAATACGGTTATACGAGACAAGGATTATGGAAACATATTCGTTCAGAAATTAGGAAATTAACGTAAAAAAATTTGCATATCAATTAATTCTTGATATATGATATTTAGGAATAACAGGTATTTATTAAGAAAAGGAGACAATTAATTTATGGAAAGAGAAGGACTATACAGTGCTAAGACTGTAGCAAAATGGTTTTTATACTATAATCAAGCTGCTATCGATAGCGAGGATGCTGATTTAATTTCTAATTTAAAACTCCAAAAACTACTATATTATGCACAAGGGTGTTATTTAGCAATAAAAGGGAAACCGTTATTTTTTGAAAAGATTTTAGCTTGGGCTCATGGTCCTGTTGTTAATGAAGTATATCAAGAATATAAACACTATCATTCTAATGGAATCATTTATAATGGTGACTATGACAATAGTATAAAAAAACAGGATGAAGAACTTTTGGAACAAGTTTATGAAATATTTGGACAATATTCTGCTTGGGGACTTAGAAACAAAACTCATCGAGAGGCTCCTTGGTGTAATACAGAAATAAATCAAGAAATTAAGCAGGATGTTATTAAGGAATATTTTGAGAACAATTATGTCACGGAAAATTAAAGATACACCTGAAAATAAAAAATTTTCAAAAAAATCTATTAACTCTAAAACTTGTGAAGTTCCAGATACATCTATATTTTTTAGTTTTCAATACATTACTTCTGATGACCATTATAATTTAAATTATCTGAAAAAAATTAAGAGTGGAAAGGAAAAGGCTATATACTTTGATTTGTTTTCTAGTTTAAGCAGTTTTTCGCAGAGTTCATGGAAGGAATTACAATTAAAAAGAAAGCAATCTGGGGGATATGAAACTATTGAATATGGAGAAATGAAAGAATCTATAGCAAATAGGTTGCCAAAAGAAAAGAATATATCCGATGACACAAAGTTGATTGTTTTTAGATTTGGAAATAATTATAGAATGGTTGGCTATAAATCAAATAGATGCAAAGCTGCAATGCACGTACTTGGCTTTGATTTTGATTATTCCCTTTATAATCATGGCAGTTAATGAGTTTACACTGTCAACCGAATTTCGTGCTAAACTAATATTATAAGAAATTATGTCAAGACAGAGGTCTTGGCTTTTTTTATGCAAGAAAGGAGGTGTTCTATGCCAGGAAGAGAACTAACAATCAAAAAATACAATCTAGATTTATATGATCCATATGAAGCAGACGGTCCATTTGAAATGCCAGTAATTAAAAAGACACTTTATATTCCTAATGAGTTAATTGGATTCAATGAAGCAATTTCTTCAAAGAATTATCAATCTGGAATTCATATGTTTATTGATGATTATCAGTTTGAGCGCATTTGGAACACTCCCGAACGATATGTGAATGTCTTAAAACAGTATGACTGTGTTCTTACACCAGACTTTTCTCTTTATATGGATATGCCTAGAGCTATGAAAGTATGGAATATCTATAGAAGTAGATTAATTGGGCAATACCTTCAGAGTCAAGGAATATGTGTGATTCCAACAGTTTCCTGGGCCGAAAGAGAAACATACACATTCTGTTTTGATGGCATTGAACCAGGGGGTATTGTGGCAATCTCAACTATTGGATGTATTAAGGATGAATATGCTAGATCCATTTGGAAAGATGGTGTAGATTACATGATTGATAAGCTTAAACCTACTGCAATTCTAATTTATGGCCAATCTATTGAACATGATTTCAAAGGCACAAAAGTTATTTATTATAAAAATAAAGTAATAGAGAGGGCAAGAAAACATGGGCGGTAGAGGAGCAAGTAGTGGTGTCAGTGACAGTGGAAAACCTTATGGGAGTGAATACAATACGGTTTATCATAGCGGTAATATTAAATTTGTGAAGCAAGCCAATGCTAGTAATGCAAAAGCTCCGATGGAAACGATGACCAGAGGGCGAGTATATGCCACAGTAAATGATAAAGATGAAATTTCATCAATTTCTTATTATGACAATTCAAATAAACGTACAAAACAGATTGATTTAACACATGATCATCAAAATATGAAGCCACATACTCATCATGGTTATTATCATTCTGAACGTGACGGGAAAAAAGGTGCCACAAACTTGACTGTAGAGGAAAGGAAAATGGTTGACCGTGTAAAACGGTTATGGTTAAATAAAAATAAGAAAAGGTAGTCGTATAGGGGTGATTACACTTTGATGCATGCATATCACAAAACGATATGCACTGAGGAAACCTCCGTTCGAATCGGAGCGCCTTTTCGATTTGTTAAAAAATATCAGTTTAAATTTTAAACGCTATCTAAGCATCTTGTTAATTCAAGGTGCTTTTTTTATACATGAATAAGGAGGAAATATTATATGGGTGGAAGAGGCCAATATGTAAATCGGGGGGGGGACAGTTGGTTTAACTGTTACCACAGGAGATGGAACTGTATTTGAGTATAGGCAAAAAGGGAAGAAAGTATTTTCTTTTTCTAGTGCATCATTTGCTGATAGTGGAAGTAGGGAAATTCCTAGGACCTTATCCGATATAGCTTCTAGGGCAAAATCTATGGGTTATAAAGTACAAAAGCTTACAAGCCGAGATTTAGCTAATAAAGATTCAGAACAACGTCGTCGAAAAAGACAAATAGCAAAAGAAGTGGATCGATTGTGGGTAAGAGGAGCTGGCTCACCAAGAAAAGGATGGAAAGGGCATTAAGACAGATATTTAATTTCAAAATAATGAAAGGAGGAATTCTATGGCTAAATTGACAGAAAAGCAGAAATTATTTGTTGACGAGTATTTGATTGATTTGAATGCAACAAGAGCATATAAAGCAGTATATCCAAATGTTAAAAAGGATAGTTCCGCTGCAGTGTGTGCTGCTAAATTGCTAAGAAATGCTAAGGTCAAAGATTATATTGATGAACAACTTGAAAAAGTCAGTTCTGAAAAGATAGCGGATGTCCAGGAAGTAATGGAATACCTCACAAAAGTAATGCGACGAGAAATGAAAGAATCTGTTGTCGTTACAGTGACAAAAGAACATTCAGAGTATGTTGATACAGGAGATGGCAAGCCCAGAAAGAAAACGGTCAAAGAAGAAGTTCCTCAAATCGTTGAGATTCCTGCAAAGCTTTCTGATGCAAATAAAGCTGCGGAATTGCTTGGAAAAAGATATGCATTGTTCACAGATAAAGCAGAAGTTAATGTGATTACTCCTATTTTTGAGGGAGAGGGTGAATTGGATGAGTAGTCAAGAACGGCCCCATATCAGATTGCCTGATATTGTAGGAAAAGGATATAAGTCCTATTGGAACTTTAGAGGACGTTACGCTGCGTGCAAAGGATCTCGTGCTTCTAAGAAGTCGAAAACAACTGCATTGCGCATCATATACAACATGATGAAATACGATCAGTCGAATACTCTTGTAGTTCGTAAGACTTATCGAACACTTAAGGATTCGTGTTTTACAGATTTAAAGTGGGCCACAAAAAGATTAAAAGTTGAGCACTTATGGGAATTCAAGTATTCACCTTTGGAAGCAACTTATCTTCCAACAGGACAAAAGATTCTTTTCAGAGGTCTTGATGACCCATTAAAAGTAACATCTATTACTGTTGAGTATGGATATTTGTGTTGGGCGTGGCTTGAAGAATCTTTTGAGATAACAAGTGAAAAAGACTTTGATACATTAGATGAGTCGATTCGTGGTGAACTTCCACCTCATCTTTGGAAACAGTGGATGATTACGTTCAACCCATGGAATGAACACCACTGGCTAAAAAAAAGATTCTTTGATGCATCGAATGACCCTGATATATTGGCTATCACAACCAATTATAAGTGTAATGAATGGTTGGATGATGCCGATTTAAGGTTGTTTGAAAACATGAAGAAGAACAATCCTAGACGATATCAAGTTGCTGGATTAGGAAATTGGGGTATCGTTGATGGATTGGTTTATGAGAATTGGAAAGAAGCAGAATTTACACTAGATCAGGTTATTGACTGTGACTCTGTAGATGGTATTGACTTTGGGTATACGAATGATCCTGCTGCAGTTTTTATAGGCTTCATTGATACAGAACATAAAAAGCTCTATGTTTGGGATGAAATTTATAAAAAAGGTCTTTCCAACAAAAGGCTTTACGAGGAGATTGAAAGCTCACATTATCAAAAGAAGTCTTACACGGCAGACTGTGCAGAGCCTAAGTCGATTGATGAGCTTAGAGGGTATGGACTTCGTGTTGAAAAGTCACAAAAAGGAAAAGATTCCATTATGCATGGGATTCAATATATTCAAGATTTTGAAATTATCATTCATCCTAGATGTGTTAATTTCATAACCGAAATAGGAAACTATACATGGGATGAAGATAGATTAGGAAACAAAATAAATCGACCAATTGATGATTTCAACCACTTGATGGATGCAATGCGATATGCAGTAGAAAAATATGCATTTGGCCGAGTTAAAGTAAGGACGTTTAAAGGAGGTATTTAATGAACGCATACATTATTAAACCGGATACGATATTTAAGCTATCTGACGATAAAGACATCCTTAACATTGAAGTGTTGAATGGATTGATAACAAGTCATAAAACATTAATAACAAGCAGATATAAAAAGCTTTATGATGCCTATATTGGAGATTATCCAATCTTGCATCAAGCCAATAAAGAAACCTATAAACCCGATAACCGTGTTGTGGTCAACTTTGCAAAATACATTGTTGATACATTCAACGGTTTTTTTATTGGGGTTCCAATCAAAGTATCATCTAAGAAGAAAGAAATTGATGATTATATCAACTTGCTAGATAAATACAACGATCAAGATGATAACAATGCAGAACTATCTAAGATTTGTAGTGTTTTTGGCAAAGGATATGAATTGTATTTCAATGATGATTATGGAAATTTAGGTATCACTTATTTAGATCCAAGAGAAGGGTTCATGGTTTATGATGAATCAACAGTGCAGAAACCTAGATATTTCGTAACATATCAGATTGTAGACGAGGTTATGCGTGGGTATATCTATGACAAAACATATAAGTATGAGTTCAACGATAAAGGCGGTCTTCATGTATTTAATGGCGTAGAGCATGGATTCAATGATATTCCGGCCACTGAATTTATTGAAAATGAAGAACGTATGTCTATTTTTGAATCAACATACAGTTTGATTAATGCCTATAACAAGGCAATGTCAGAAAAGGCAAATGATGTTGATTACTTTGCAGATGCCTATTTAAAAATCCTAGGTCCAAAATTAGAAGAGTCAGATTTGGTACACATTCGAGATAATCGAACAATTAACTTTGAGTCAATGGATGGAAGTGGTGATGGAATTGTAGTTGATTTTATGTCAAAACCTAATGCAGATGCAACACAGGAAAATCTAATCAACAGATTAGAGCGATTAATCTTCCAAAACTCAATGGTGGCCAATATCAATGATGAGAACTTTGGAACGACATCAGGCATTGCATTGAGATATAAACTTCTTTCTATGTCAAACCTGGCAAAAGCGAAAGAGCGTAAGTTCACATCTGGAATGAATCGTAGATATCGAGTTTTATTTAGTAATGCAGTCACACATCGTTCTGAAAACGACTGGCTTGATGTTGAATACAAGTTTACACAAAATTATCCTGCAAACTTATTAGAAGAAGCACAGACTGCTGCACAATTATCAGGAATCGTATCACATGAAACCCAGTTGTCGTTTATCTCGGCAGTTGAAGATACGAATGCCGAAATGGAGCGTATCAAAAAGGAAGATGAGAATGATATGATAGAAACTGAAAACCGAATCTTCCAAAATAATGAGGATTCACAAAACGATGAGCAGTAAAACATATTGGCGAGATCGTGAGCTTGAATGGAAAAAGAAGCGTTTAAAAGATGAGCAGAAATATGCGGATGAGATACAAGAAATATATGCAAATATGATGGATTCGGTTGAAAAGGAAATCGAATCCTTTTTTAGTCGCTATGCAAATAAAGAAAACATCACAATGGCAGAAGCTAAAAAAAGAGTTTCAAACATAGATATCAAAGCATTTCAAAGAAAAGCTAAAAAATATGTAAAGGAAAAGAACTTTTCAGATGAAGCCAATGAACAGATGAGACTTTATAATCTTGCAATGAAAGTCAACCGATTGGAGCTTTTAAAAGCAAACATCGGATTAGAGCTTGTGGCAGGCCATGATGAATTGAAGTCGTATACTGGTGATAAACTAGAAGGAGCCTATTTAGAAGAGATCAAGCGCAATGCTTCTATCTTAGGTGATACAGTGATTGATAATGCGAAGATGGCCAAAACAGTAGCAGATTCATCTTTTAAGAACGCAACCTTTTCAGAACGAATTTGGGTCAATCAAGACCAACTAAAAAACAGTTTATCCAGTGTTTTATCCAATGCATTGATTCAAGGTAAGAATCCTAGAGAATTTATTCCGCTCATTCGTAAAAAGTTCGATGTATCAAGATGCAATGCAGAAAGATTGTTGCGAACAGAAATTGCACGAGTTCAAACACAAGCGCAGATTGAATCTTACGAAGCTAATGGAATAGATGAGTATGAATATGTGGCCTGTGGATTAAAAGACGTATGTCCATTATGTAAAGAAATGGATGGCAAAATATTCAAACTTAAAGACATGGAAATAGGAGAAAACGCACCTCCAAGGCATCCAAATTGCCATTGTGCGCTCGCACCACATTCTGACCGTAAGGAGTATGAAAAGTGGCTAGATGGTCTAGCAAATGGAGAACACAGTTTAAGGTTTGACGAGTGGAAAGAAAAACAGGCTTTGCATGAAAATAAAAAAGGACCAATCACAGTAATAACCGAATCTGCTATAAATAGAGTCCCACTTATGAAACTTGCTAGACTTACTGAAAAAGAGGCTAAAAAATTACAAGTGATTCACAAGCGATTATTGGAAGAATCTAGAGTTCACAACCAATCAAATGAAGTAGGGTATAAAATGACTCCTGACTTTAAGCCAAAAGAAACAAAATATGGTTCTGATGATAAATTGATCTTTTCAAGTGTAAGTATTTCACCTAAGACTTATGTAGCGCACAATCATCCAAGAAATAATAGTTATTCTATAAACGACTTGCTTTTTTTCTATGAGAATGAGGACGTTCAGCTATTAACTATTGTAAAAAATAATGGTAATATAGAATTACTAGATAAGGCAAACTTTGATAAGGGTAAATTTAAAACCCTAGTACGACGAAATATAAAAAAATATACTTCTAATAAAGGCGAAATTGACTATGATAAAGTAATTAGTCAAACTCTAAAAGAAGCATCTAAGAAAGGACTGATAGAATGGATGAAAAGCTAAATACTAACGTGTTAGATGGGTCTGAAGAAGAACAAGAAAGACAATTGAAATTGTGGCTGGGATTATCACCGGATCAGTCATTTGCGGATTTGCCTGATATTCCAGAAAATCTTGAAGAGAATGAAAACTAGGTAAAGAAAGATATGGTAATAAAAATGGCTAGTAATGATATGCAAGTACTGATGTACAAGATTTTAAAATATTTATATGAGTGTATGAAACTTGGCAAAGAAGCTGAATTAGAAGATTTTTCTTATAACTCTAAGTTATTTGATGTTCCTAAAAACTACTGGCTGGAAGTAATTTCTACATTAGTAACCCATGGCTGCATCAAAGGATTCAAGGTATATGAAAACAAATATAAAGATGTTAAATTATATGTAGAAATAGACCCGCCATTTAAGATTACCTATGAAGGTGTTATCTTTTTGGAAGAAAACAGTGGCATGAAAAAAGCTTCTGAATTTGTAAAAGATTCTTTTAACGTTGTGCTATCTTCTTTACTCGGTGTTATTCTATAGAGAGAGGTGAAAAAATGATTACATTTGAGCTATTAGAATATAACAACGGCAGATATGTATATTCATTTTCGCCTGACATAGATCCAAAGGCTAAAGGTAAAGTTGCTATATACGATAATGGGAATCGTGAAGTATTAGAGCAATCGTCTGTTGATGTTAAACAGTATTATGCAGGCCATGCTTTATGGGGTATTTCAGTAGGGGAAAAGACGGGCACAGTTGCTTGGTGCTAAGACATTTATTAAAAAAATCAGGTCACTCAAACGAGTGGCCTTTTATTATGCAAGGGAGTGATACTATGTGATAAAAATTAAGATTAAACAGACAGAAAGTGATTGCCTGATTGAAGTACATGGCCATGCTCATTACGCTCCAATAGGAAAAGATATCGTCTGCAGCGCTATCTCAGTACTATTTTTGACATTGGCCAATTCAATCGACGAAACATCCGACGCACTTTGCAGATATTACGAACCTGATAAAGATAGCAAGACGTTGTATATCTCGGGTTTGGACCTTGCTGGAGAATTAGCAATTAATTTCTTCAGAATAGGATGCAAAGGCACAGAAGAAGCGTATCCGGAATACGTGGATCTAAGAGATGTGTAATCACAAATATTTGGAGCGTGTCGAAAAGGTTTATTTTGACCAATGGCTAGAATGCATCGTTGAAGTACGTAATCAACGGTGCATTTTTTGTGGAAAAGCCAAGACTTATAAAGCCTACATATCCACACTACCAAACAAGACCAAGCATTTACGTCGTTAAACTGTATGGGTTACAGGCCAAGCATTTAAGCCTTAAAAAGATATGGGAAATGACAAGCAAAGTCAGAAAAATAGGAGGAAATTTACTTATGAAAAAATTCAATGACAGACTACCTTTTTGCTTACAACTTTTTGCAGATGAAACTTCAGGTGAGAATGAGAGTACAGGAACAGAAAACACTCAATCAACTGAGGGACAAGACAACCAAGAAAAAAACAAAGCACCAGAAAAGAAGTATTCAGATGAAGATTTGAATGCGATTCTTGATAAAAGGTTTGCACGTTGGAAAGCAGATCAAGAAAAAGAAAAAGCAGAAGCTAAGCGCTTAGCAGAAATGAATGCACAAGAACGAGCAGAAGCAGAACGTGACAAGGTGCAAAAAGAGCTAGATGAATTGAAAGCAAAAAACGCAATCGCAGAAATGACAAATGAAGCACGTAAAATGTGCGCAGAGCATGATATTAATGTTGGAGATGACCTTTTATCTGTTCTAGTTAATAAAGATGCAGATAAAACAAAGAAAGCGGTTGATGCATTTGTTAAGATGTTTGAATCTGAAGTAGAAAAAGCAGTTAAAGAAAAACTGAAAGGCAACGGTCCAAAACGTGGTGGTTCAAACAAAGGGGTAACTCGTGAATCAATCTTGAATATCACTGATCCAATGGAAAGACAACGCATGATTGCGGAAAATATGGATTTATTCCAGTAATAGAAAAAGGAGAACTAACATATGAAAAAAATTTATAAAGGTATGAACTTGCAAATGTTTGCAGCACCTACAGGATTAACAGGAGCAGGCAACATCCAAGTTAGAGCACACGAAATTGATTTTGTTACTAGTTTTGGAAAGAACATCCAAGCTTTATTGGATGTATTAGGAATCATTCGTCCAATCCGTAAAGCAAACGGTTCAGTTTTAAAAACAAAGAAAGTTACAGGAACATTACAGGACGGACATGTAGCAGAAGGCGAATCAATTCCATTAAGTGAATATAAAGTTACAGAAGAAGTTTTTGATACAATTCAAATTGAGAAATTCCGTAAAGCCGTTTCTATTGAAGCAATTGCAGAGAAAGGATATGAAGCTGCAGTATCTGATACTGACGAACAGTTCCGTATTGATTTGCAAGATAACATCACTGATCGCTTATATAAACAGTTGAATTCAGGCAGCTTAGTAGGACATGAAGCTACTTGGCAATTGGCTATCGCAATGGCAATCGGTAATGTTAAACACAAATTCCAACAAATGAAACGAAATACTACTGGTATTGTTGTATTCGTAAATACTTTGGATGCCTATCGCTATTTAGGAGAAGCTAATGTATCTATGCAGACTGCATTCGGTTTAACATACATTAAGAACTTCTTAGGAGCAGATATTGTATTCTTAACAGACCGAGTTGCAGAAAAAACAGTAGTGGCTACTCCAATGAACAACATCATTGCATATTATGTAGATCCAAGTGATTCTGAATTTGTTAAAGCAGGACTTTCATATACTACTGACAGTACTACTGGCTTCTTAGGATTCCATGTAGAAGGAAACTATGATCGTGCTATTTCTGATATGTTCGCTATCATGGGATTACGTTTAATGTGTGAATACCAAGATGCAATTGCACATTTTGCAGTAGGTGGTTCTGATACTCAGACATTGCGTGATTTAACATTAACGGCTTCTAAAGGCGAAGAAACAGGAACTACAAAAGTAGCAGTTGCAGAACAGTTACAATCTATGAATAACAAATTCAAATTTAAGGTAGGAGCTTCTAAGGATGCAGTGGCTTATGGTGAAGATGTAAAATCATGGAAGAACTTCGAAGAAGGAGTAGACATTAAAGCATCAGCAACAAATCACTGCACTGTTGTAGAATGTGACAAAAACTACAAAGTAGTATCAAAAGGCGATGTAGTTGTTGATTTAAAGGCATAGGTGATTAAAGATGTCGACAACAACCGTATTAAATGATGTAAAACTGCTTCTTGGTTTGCAAACTGATGATGAAAAGCTAGAGACCATTGTAAGACTTACGGAGGGTCGACTTAAAGCGCTTCTAAGCGTCAAAATCATACCGGATGAACTAGAATATATCATTACTGAAGTGTCCATCAAACGCTTTAATAGGATTGGTTCTGAGGGTGTTCAAACACATTCAGTAGAAGGGGAGTTAATGTCATTTAATGATGATGACTTCTCTTCTTTCTCTTCTGAGATTCAATCCTGGAGAGATGAGCAAGCCAATCAAAATAAAGGAAAGGTACGATTCTTATGAGGTACGATAAACCTATTTACTTTCAAAGATTTGTGCAAGGTTCTTATAATGAGAATACAGGCAACTATGAAGATGATTCGATTGAAGAAGAAATGGCAATGGCTTCAATAATGGATACAAAAACACAAACTATGATGCAGGTATACGGACAAATCAAACAAGGAAGCCTTACTTGTCATATTCAGAATATTTATGAAAAACCTTTTGATCATATTCGAATCGGTGCAAAGAAATACAAAGTTGATTACTCACGAAGACTCCGAACAAAGGAGTCTTTTATTCTGTCTGAGGTGCAATAAATGGCAAAAGTTGAAATAAGAGGATTAGATAAACTGCAGAAGAAACTCAAAAAGAATTGTTCTTTGGAAGATGTGAAAACAGTTGTTTTGAAGAATGGAATGGATATGCAAAATAAAACAGTTAAAAATGCAGTATTTACAAAAGGGTATTCAACAGGTGCAACCAAAAGAAGCATCAGAGGTGAAACACGTGATGGCGGATTCACATATGCAGAAGGACCATCAACGCATTATGCACCTTATGTTGAATTTGGAACACGTTTTATGGACGCACAACCTTTTGTTAGACCTGCATTCAAACAACAAGTACCAATCTTTAAATCGGATATGAAGAAACTAGTTAAGTAGGTGATGCAATGGATTCACAGCAGGAATTATTCACTGCACTAAAAGTGCAATTAGAAAAAGCGTTAAAAAGTAAAGGCGTTAATGTATACGATACGTTTCTTCCAAGTGAAGGGACACCATATCCATATGTATACATTGGTTCAAGTCAACTAGTGGACGATTATGGGAATAAAACAATGATTTTAGGCAATATCACGCAAGTTGTGGATGTTTGGCACAACAATCCTAGGAAGCGTGGAGAATTGTCTGAAATTATGCAAACCATTAAGAAAGTGGCTAGACAAATCAACCACACAAACAACTTTGCTTTTATGATCCAAAATGTCAACCAACGGATATTATCGGATTCAAGTACAGGAGCACCATTGATGCATGGTGTTTTAGAGTTGGATTTTAGAATTACAGGAGGAATAAAATAATGAAATTTGATTTACAAATGTTCGCGGAAGCAATGAAAGAATCAGTTGCAGGTAAACAGTTGATCTATCTTTTCAGAGTTGCAGAAGATTCAAAAAAAGAAAGTGCTAGTGCAATTGCATTCCCAACAGAAAACGAGCGAAACGTAACTAAAGATGCAGATACGACTGCAACAAAAGACGGAACTATTCGTACACCATCAGTGGCAGAAATTGAAATTACATCAACATCTGTTTTAGCAAAAGGTGATGCAATTATCGACAAATTAGAAAAAGCTATGTTGGCAGATAAGTTGGTCGAATGTTGGGAAGTAAACCTAGCAGAAGAAGGCACTACAGAAAATGCCGGCAAGTTTAAATCTAAATACTACCAAGGATATTTAACAGAGTGTTCAATTTCATCTGAAGCAGAAGGAGTTGTTGAAGTTTCTTTGACATTTGGAGCGAATGGAAATGGAGCAGATGGATATGCATCAGTAACTAAAGAACAGCAGGAAGTAGCATCTTACGTTTATAAGGATGTAACTCAGGAAGCGCAATAAACATGAGGGGCAGAAAAGCCCCTTTTATTTTCAAATTCAGAAAGTGAGGACTTTGAATGAGTAAAAACATGGAAATTGAAGCAAATGGAGAGATTTATCAGCTAGTAGCAGGGTTCGGATTCTTACATGAAGTAAATAAAAGAGTGACTGTGGATGTACCAAACACTAAAAACAAAAAAGAAGTAGGTTTAAAATTTATGGTCGCAAGCATCATGGATGGAGATATTGATGCATTAGTCGATTGTATCTTCTGTATGAATATTGGACAAACACCACGTTTAAAGAAAACAGACATTGAAAGATATTTAGAAGATGTTGAAGATATCGACAAAGTTTTTGAGGACGTAATCAATTTTTTATCTCAAGCGAATGCGTGCAAGAAAGAAGTGAAATCACTGATGACGAGCATGCAGGAAGAAGAGAAGAAATAGACGAAACATTTGATGAAATGTATGAACGTGTCGCTTTGACTTGTTTTAGATACTTAGACTTCAAAAATTTGGATCAGGTAAATAATCTTACCCCTTATGAATATCGTCTTTTAATGAAGGCCAAAGAGCTACAAATGGTAGATGATCAGTATTATCTGCATTTGCAAGCATACCTAAATATGACTGCACAGGCTAAAAAGCAAGTGGGCAAGAAACAGAGAATGGTATACACGAAATTTAGCAAGTTCTTTGACTATCAGAAAGAGTTGGATCGTGTCATGGGGATAAAGAAACAAAGCAAGTTTGATAAGTTGGCAGAGTTCATAAATAAAAAGGAGGGATAACAATGGCAGAAAGTTTTAGTGTTGAAGCCATACTAACGGCAACCGATAAGAATATGACCTCAACCATGAACAAAGCTATAGGAGCGTGCCAGTCGTTTAGTGATAGAGTTAAATCTATTGTAGCTGGTGTCGGCATAACTAAAGCTATTGGTGCAACGATGAACGTTTTTAGCTCATCCTTTGATGGTGCTATTAATAGATTTGATACCATGCAATCCTATCCAAAAGTTATGAAGTCTTTGGGATTTTCAATTGAACAATCTCAAAAGAGTGTTGCAAAGTTAAATCAGTCAGTACAAGGCTTACCAACAAACTTGGCAGATGTTGTAACAACATCTAAGTCGTTGTCTGCCGTTACAAGTAATATTGATAAGGCAACTGATACTACAATCGCATTAAACCATGCGTTTTTAGCAAGTGGATCTAGTTCAGAAGATGCATCACGTGGTTTACAACAGTATTCACAGATGCTTGCTAAAGGTACAGTTGATATGGAATCATGGAGAACCTTACAGGAAACAATGGCTCCAGCATTAACTAAAGTAGCTAAGAAACTAGGTATTGCAAGTGGTAATGCAAATGAATTGTATGATGCATTAAAGAATGGAACGATTACATTTGATCAGTTTAATGATGCAATGATTGAATGTGATACTGAAACCGGTGGATTTGCAGAAACTGCATTAGAAGCTTCTAAAGGTGTTAAAACTTCTATGACTAACATCAAGAGTGCAGTACAAAACTTAGAACAAGGGTTCTTGTCTGCAATGAATAACATGTTGAAGTCAAAAGCCATGGGTGGATTAGTTGATAATCTAGAAAAGATTAAATCTAAAATCTATGATTTCAGAAATTCAATCATGGAATCTAAAGACGATGGTTTGACATGGGATTTCAAGCCTGGAGTCATGGAAAACGTATCAAAGGCTATGGATTGGCTTGCAGATAGAGCAAACAATGCTAAAGCTATGGTCCAACAATTCTATGATGGATTTATGAAGACAGATGCAGTACAAAACGCAATTACATTGTTCGACAAAGTCAAAGATGCTGTTGAAAATGTAATGGATAAGTTGCAAGACAGTAAAGTCTTTGAGCAGTTAGGACAAGACATTGGTAATATCATTGCAAAAGTAGAAGATGTAACTGGCAAAATTGCAGATTTCATAGCAAATCTTAAAACGGAAGATGTTAAGAGATTTGCAAGTGCAGTCAAATTATTGGCAGGAGCATTTGTTGCAATCAAAGTCGGTAGCAAAGTATCTAGTATGATAAGTGGTGTCGTTGACACAGCTAAAGGTGGATATTCAAAGTTAAAATCAATTATTGACAAAATCAGAGGATTAGGAGAAAAACCAACTCAAGAAATACCTGGACAATTACCGCAAAATGGTACTCCAAGTGACAGTATTGGTGATGCAACAATGCGAACTGCTCAGAAAACATCTAAAGCTGCACAGATTATTAATTCTGCATTTGAAGGAATTTCCAATGTTATTACTTCGGTATGTGAAGGTGTAAAAGGAATTATAACAGGTCTAGGAGAAGCAATTAGTACTGCTTTTCAAGGTATCGGACAAGGCATTAAAACGGCTTTGGAAGGAGTCGGCACTGTTATTGAATCATTTGGTACTGCAATCAGTACAGTAGCACAAGGCATTGGACAAGGTTTAGCAACTGCATTTACAGGATTAGGAACTGCAATCGCAATGGTGCCACCTACTACATGGCTTGCGTTGGCAGCGGCTATTCTAGCAACTGGTGCTGCTATGGCATTGGTTGGTTCGCAAGGTGAAGGTTTGCAAATGGTTCTTCAGGGTGTTGCAGATGTTGTTTCTGCGTTTGGACCTGTTATTACTTCGGTGTTTGAAGGTATCAGTGGTGTAATTACATCGTTTGGAGAAACAGTAAGTGGAATCTTAAACTCAGTTTCAGGAGTGATTAAATCTATTGGACAATCTGCTTTGAATGCTGGCAAAGGATTCAAAGAATTAGCTAAAGGCATTCAGATTATTACTGGTTTAAATTTGTTTGATATGGGAGCTAGCTTAGCTGCAGTTGCAACCGGTATAGGAGCTATATCTGCTGCTTCTGTAGGCATAGGAAGCGCAGGTACTCAGATGATGGCCCTTGTAACTTCTATCAGTATGGTAGGTACTACATTTGCTAGTACATCGGCTACGGTGACAAGCTCATGCAATAACATTATCAGTGCAATGTCTGCAGCAGAAGCTAGGGCTTCGACTTCAGGAACTGCAATGGGTACTAAGTTTACAGCAGGACTTAAAGGAAGCTTATCAAAAAGTGTGTCAATAGCACGATCTTCATGCAATAACATTATTAGTGCATTCAATGCGTGCCAGTCAAAAGCACAATATTGTGGTCAGATGATTGGTCAAGGATTGGCGAATGGCTTAAGAGCTAGTGAAGGTTCTGTTAGAGCTGCGGCCGCTAGTTTAGCAGCAGCTGCAGATGCTGCAATTCAAGCAAAGGCTAAAATTGGATCACCTTCTAAAGTTACTAAGAAAGATGGTATGTGGATTGGCAAAGGTTTTGTTCTAGGTATTAAATCTATGTATTCTGACGCAAAAAGAGCTTCAGAGGATTTATTCTATCTTCCTATGATGAGTGCTCCTAAAATGGTTTTTGGAGGCATTGTGAGTGATATGAACGCAGAATACGATTACACTAGCAACGCTCAATTAACAGTCGAAACACCACTTTACATTAATGATCGTGAATTCGCACGTGCAACATACAGAGCAAATCAGAATGAGATTAACAGACATTCAAAATTCAATGAGAGATTGCGAGGTAACAGATAATGTATCCATTCGTAAATACAATAAATAGTGGCATCGTCGGTACTAACCTACCGACAGAAGCCATGTCATATAATGGCGTATATTTAGAAAATGAAATAGATGGATATCGTACACTTTCTGTAACAGGACGTGAGTTGATGGAATCAGAAGTAAAACATACTGAAATTGATGGAATGGATGGTTCTTATTACAGATATAAAACAACTCCTGCAAGAACAATTACTGTTAGGTACCAGTTGAGAGCTAGAGGAAGCAGAGAATTTCGAGAAGCTTACAACAAGATGAATAAATTGTTGAGTGGTGAGCAAGTAAAAGTCATTTTTAATGATGAAAGTGACAGGTATTTCATTGGAACTAAGACATCTAATACACAAGTTGATGGTGGAAGTAATAACGTGATCGGTGAAATCGAAATCTATTGCTCAGACCCTAGGAAATATTCATCCACAGAAAAAGAATTTACTGCTACTGATGGAGTATTGAACATTGTCAATGAAGGAACTGTACCTGTAAGTATTGATTATGATGTTCAAACAACATCTGAAACCGGATATATTGGTATCGTATCAACTGAAGGTGTCATGCAATATGGAAAGATTGAAGAATTAGATTCTGAATCATATCAACAGAGTGAACATTTAGTTAATATCAACAATTTTTACAATTGTGCAGATGACACTGGTGGAACGGATGTAATGCATCCACAATTTGGTGCTAATGGAACTTGTGCAAAAAAAAGTTGGTTTGGTCAAAACTTTCTAGGTTTTGGAACGGTTGGAGAAAAAAAAGGAAATGCTAGTGGTGGATTAAGAACATTGGTAATACCTGCAGATTCAAATGGAGATTCAAGTGGATCTCAGAACTTCTATTGTTATTTTCATTTGATATTCTATGCGAGTTTGATGGGTCAAACTGGTGAAATGTGTATCAACTTCTTAACAGCAGATAATAAATTGATTTGCGGTTGTAACTGGTACAAGACAGATACAGTAGGTAATACAGGACATTATGAGTTTTGGGCGAACGGTAAAATGTTAAGAGAGTTCTCATACACTACTTCACATTTACACACGCAAAATCCATGGTATTGGGACTGGGGTCATTGCGATATTCTAAAAGAGGGAGGAAACATTCGCTTCTTCTACTGGGGAGGATATCACGACTACTACATTCCAGAGATTGTAAACATGAAGTGCACCAAGATTCAGGTTGCATTTAAACAATGGGGTGATAGAGGTGGAAACCAATTGATGGGCATGATGGGGTTTGATGTAATAAACTTCACAAAGAACAATGTTTCGAAATGGAGAGATATACCAAACAGATATCCAAGTGGAACTAAAATCACGATTGACGGAAAATCATCTCACGTTTATGTGAATGGAATGGCTAGACCTCAAGATGAGGTTTTAGGAACTAAGTATTTTAAAGCACCAGTCGGTACTACAGAGATAAAGACTACGTGCTCTAGTTGGTCAAAATCAAAACCAATAGTAAAGGCTAGAATTAGGGAGGCATGGTTATAATGGAACAAATAAGAATAGCAATATTAACTCCTTACGATAAGGTTCTAGCTTTTTTAGACAATACAGTACCTAGCGCAATGCATTACTTTGATGAAACATTGCATACATATTTGAAAGGCTCAGCATATACATTTGAATTCACTACATTGACTGCACATGATGATGCAGTCTTTTTAGTTGAAGGAAATAGGCTTAGCTTTACAAGAAAAAACAAAGGCTATTATTTAACAATCATGAATGTTGAAAAAGGTGGTGACACAACAACTGTTACCGCCTACGGTCTTTGCCTTGAATTAACGAATGAATATGTAGATGCTTATAAAGCTCCTAGAGCTATGTCATTTGCAGAATATGTAAATGCGTATGGATTTGAGAAATCGTTCGTAATTGGCAAGAATGAAGTATCAGATAAACGTATCACGCATGAGTGGACTGGTAGCGATACTGTACTAGCTCGATTGTATTCAATTGCAAATGTATTTGATGCAGAATTAGAGTTCGTAACTCAATTGAATGATGATTATTCTTTGAAGAATTTTGTGTTGAATATTTACAGAGCACATTCAGATTCCATTCAAGGAATGGGAAGTGACAAGCGCAGTACAATACTGAGATATCCAAATGATGTGTATGGAATCATTAAAACAAGTGATATTACTGAGCTATACACTGCAATCAGACCTACAGGAACAAATGGATTACAACTTAACTCAATCAGTGGCCGTGTTGTAAAAGATTCAAATGGAAATATTTTGTATAAAGTTCAAGGTAACAATATACTTGCACCTCAATCTAGAGATAGATTTCCTAGTACGTTATTAACAAATCATTCAAACGATATGTATGCAGTGCTAGTGTGGTCTTATGAAACTGAAAACGTTGAGACATTATACGGTCAAGCGTTGGCTCAATTGAAAAAGAATTGTGTACCTAAAGTTACGTATGATGTCGACGCATATATTGATGCAGATATTGGAGATACATTTACAATCGAAGATGCGGAGTATAGTCCTACATTGTATTTAGAAGCACGAATCACAGAACAAGAGATTTGTTTCACTGATTCAGAAAAGTGCAAGACAATCTTTGATAACTTTGAAGAAAAGCAATCGCAGATTAGTTCGGCTCTGATCAGTGAAATGAACAAGATGATTGAGTTAAAGAAAGTTTATGAAGGCTCAATCGTATCTTCAAATGGAGTTCTATTTAAGGAAGATTCAGATTTAACTAATTTGACTGCATTGGTAAAGGATGATGGTGTTGATATTACATCTAAGTATTCAATTATTTGGTATAAAGACGATGAGCAAATATCAACAAGTCAAACAATCACAGTCAACGCTTCAGACTTCGTAGAAAAAGCAGTATATCGCTTTAAAGCCATGAACGGAGAAATACTTAAGGCAACTGCAGAAGTCACTGTAATGCGACTACAAGATGGTCAGAATGGAACAAGCGCATATGTACATATTGCCTATGCAAACAGTTCAGATGGTCGTGTGGATTTTAGTTTAACGGATTCAAATCGTAAATTTATTGGTCAGTATTCGGATTCAAAACAATATGGTTCTGAGGACCCAACAAAATACCGATGGTCTGTAATTAAAGGTGAAGATGGTCAGTCGTTCATAAGTGCCGAGGAACAGTTCTATTATTCAACATCACAAACCGAATTAGTCGGCGGTGAGTGGTTTGTTGGTAATGTGGTTTATCAAAGTGATAAGTTTTTATGGAAAAGATGGAAATGTACGTATGCAAATCCAAGTGAAATCAAGTACACGAAAGCTATATTCGATAACACATGGAATGAGATTGATTCAAAGATCGGTGAGATTCATACTCAAGTATCTCAAGCTAACAATCAATCTAAAGAAGCAGTTGATAAAGCAACGCAAGCTCAAACGGCAGCAAGTAAAGCGAATGAATTAGCTAATACCGCTAACACTCAATCTAGTGAAGCTAAGCAACTAGCACAAGATGCAAATACTAGTACTGGTAAAGCTCAACAACAGATTGATGCAATTAAAGGTGATATCACCGATTCAAAGCAACAGATTCAAGATGCAGTGGATAAAGCCAACGCAAACGCAAGTGAAATTGCTACTGTTAAAGAAACATACGCTACAAAGGTTGACTTAACTACTGAATCAAAAACGATTCATGCAGATGTTTCAACTGAGATTGAAAAGAAAGTCGGTGAGTTATCGACAACAGTTTCTCAAACTTATGCTTCTAAGAGTGATTTAATAAGCATTGAAGGTAGCTTAAATACCAAGATTAAACAAAATGCCGATTCAATTACAACTCAAGCAAGTTCAATCGAAAAGCTACAATCAGATACAACGCAAGCTCAGTTAGATATCGCTGATGCAACAAAGAAAGCAACTCAAGCTCAAGCGACTGCAAATCAAGCAGTTACAAATGCTCAGAGTGCTCAAACTTTAGCAGATGAAGCTAAACAAAAGGCAGACAGTGCTCAATCAAATTTAGACAATGCTAACAAGGAATTAGCGGATGCAAAAGCTAATCTAGAAACAGTAACCGGTAGAGTTGATGCAAGTGAATCAGAAATTGCAAGCGCTAAAACTCGTTTAACAAATGCAGAAACTGCAGTACAGAAAGCTCAGTCTGATGCAACTAAGGCTCAAGGCAATGCTCAAACTGCAATCAACAATGCTAAGGAAGCTCAAGGAGTTGCGGATGATGCAAAAGCTAAAGCAGAACAAGCTCAATCTGATTTAGCTCAATTAACTAACAAAGTTACTTCTAATACAACTAAAATCGAACAAAATGCAGATGCGATTAAATTACAAGCTACTAAGATTACTGAAACTAGTAATAAAGTCGATGGTGTAAAAGAAGATCTTGCCAACAACTATTATTCTAAAACTGAAACAGATGCTCAGATTAAAGTAGCAACTGATGGAATTAAGCTTAGTGTATCAGAAACCTACATTACTAAAACTGAAGGTGAAAGTATTACTAATGCTGCTAACAATGCCTTAAATAATTCAACGCAAGCGAAAAAAGATGCAGAGAGTGCATTGAATAAAGCTCAAGATATTGTAGATAAAGTTAACAGTGGTGAACTTGATGGTGAAGACGCAGTTATGCTCTGCATTGAATCTACAAATGGCACAACTTTCAAGAACAGTGATGTTGCGACGATATTTATCGTTAAGATATACGTTGGAAGCATCACAATAGACAATTCGACTAAATTAAAAGAAGTGTTTGGAAAGGATGCATACTTACAATGGCTGATTAAAAGACATGGCGAAGAAGAATTTACGAATATTCCATTAGATGATTCTAGGTTGAACGACAATGGATTCCTATTCACAATCAATGCAAAAGATATAAATTTCAAGGCAGTATTTAACTGCGAATTAAATATTTAGGAGGAAACAAAATATGGCAATTAAGGCTGTAAATCAAATTGATGTAATCGATTTAACCGATGGTTATTCCGTCGTATTAACAAATGACAACTATACATTCTTGGGTACTACGAGTTCCGTAAATGGTACACAGACAACTACTACACAGGTAATGGCATTATGTGGTAGTGAGCAGGTCCCATGTACGGTAGGAAATATTACATGTCCTGCAGGAATTTCAGCGGTTTCTGATGGTAAGACACCAATGCCAACGATCACTATCACTGCAACATCTGCATTGACTAAGAGTGGTACTATCACTATCCCTATCGTTGTAAATGGTGATATCACTATTAACAAGACATTCAGTTACTCAATCGCATTCAAGGGTCAGACAGGACAAAATGGTACAAGTGTAACTGTAAGGTCTACATCAGTAACATACCAGGTCGGTGCAAGCGGTACTACTAAGCCAACTGGAGAATGGAAAACTGAAGTACCTAGTGTACCGAATGGGCAGTTCTTATGGACAAAGACAGTAGTAAATTATTCAGACGGCAAATCAACAGAAGCCTACTCAGTTTCTTATAAAGGTACAAATGGTACGAACGGTTCAAACGGTACAAGTGTTACTGTAAGTTCAACATCTGTAACATATCAAGCAGGTACAAGCGGTACTACTCCTCCGACAGGAGCTTGGAGTCCTACGGTTCCTAATATAGCAAACGGTCAATATCTATGGACAAAGACAGTAGTAAATTATTCAGATGGAAAGTCTACTGAATCATATTCTGTATCTTACAAAGGCACAAATGGAATCAATGGAACAAACGGCAAGGATGCAATCACAATGGCAATCACTTCAAGCGGTGGAACAATCTTCAAAAACACTGCCATTGCTACAACTTTAACTGCTCACGTTTATAAAGGTGGAGTTGAAGTGACTGGCTCTGCTTTATCTAGTTTAGGAACTATTAAGTGGTATAAAGATGGAGGAACTAATGCAGTAGCGACAGGTACGACTTATACAATCGGTGCTGGTGACATTTCGAATAAAGCTACATTTAGTGCTCAATTGGAGGGATAGATATGGCAATTAAAGCAACGGCTTTAATTACATTAACTAGAGTAAATGATGGTAAAGGTATTAAGTCTACATCAGTTACTTATCAAATATGGTCAAATGGTACTTCAACTCCGACTGGTACATGGTCATCTACTCCTCCAAAAACTACTGCTGATAAACCGTATTTATGGACTAGAACAGTAATTACTTATAGCGATAACACTCAGAGTACTTCGTATTCTGTTGGAAGTACTCCTGAAGGGATTCAAGTTGGTGGTAGGAATTTAGCAAAAAAAACATCAGACGAATGGTCTGATTGGATCGATATTCCAAAACTTAATCAGGAAAACGCAACGGTTTATTTCAATACAATCGATATGCCCGATTGTAAACTTGAAGATATGTTTACGTCGTATTACGAGATAGAATACATGGATGTAAAACAATCTGAGAATATACCGGACGGTGGTAAATCAAGCGTTTGTTCGAATTGCTGTTCCATTGTAGACGGTAAGAAGGTCTGGAGCGCGCCTACATGTCATTGGTCACATCCTCCAGTCAATGGGGTTAAAGTATACACCGGGACTAGTACGATTACCGAACAATTTCTTAAGATCGAGAAGATTTTCATTAATATACGATTCGACTACGTTGCCTCGGGAAAGCTAAGAATTAGAAAAGTCAAGTATGAAAAAGGCAATAAAGCCACAGACTGGACTCCAGCGCCTGAAGATGTAGATGAAGCAATAAATACAGAACGCACTGAGCGACAGTCTGCTATTGAGACTAAAGCAAATGAAATTACTTCAAAAGTTAGTGAAACTTATGTATCAAATTCGGCATTTGAGCATTATCAAAATACTGTATCAACTCAGTTCACTCAAACAAAGAAGGACTTTACATGGTCAATCAATCAATCAGTAACTGATGCTAAGAATGAGATGAGCGGTCAAATTGACAGTGTAAATGGAAGATTAGATGGTTTGAAACAAACCACAGACAACGTAAACAGTTATATGTCGTTTGATAATGACGCATTAACTTTAGGTAAATCAGACAGTGCATTTAAAACTAAGATTACAAACCAAGAATGGTCGATTCAAAAGAATGGTGCAAAGGTAACATACATAAATGACCAAACAATGTACATTACAGATGGTCAATTTACGCAGTCTTTAAAAGTAGGTGCATTTGGATTTGTGCCAAGAGCAAATGGCTCTTTAGACTTTAAGAAAGTAGGGTGATTAAATGGCAGAATTTAGTGGCGGAATACAAATCACAAATGGTCAATGGGATAAATACTCTCTTATTTTAAAATGTTGGGAAGATTCTTATTCTATTGAAAACAACACATCACGGGTGTATTGGTGGGTTGGTATTCGTTCAAATACACAGTACCATAATCACCAAGGATTGAGCGAACACTATAAAGTGGTAGTGAATGGTTCAACAGTACACGATGCTAGCCATACAGTTTCGTGTGGTAGTGGCCAAACTGTTGGAATCGCAGATGGATATACAACAGTATCGCACAATGCAGATGGTTCTAAATCAATTAGCGTAAGTGCATCATTTAGTTGTGACAATACAAGTTATTACGCACCTCGAACTGGTTCTTGTAGTGGTTCGTTGACATTAACAACCATTCCAAGAGCATCAAGTATATCTATTGATAGTCCTAGTATTGAATGTGGTAACACTATTAATATTAACGGTTCGAGTGCTTCAAAGAACTTTACGCATAAAATCTACGCAACATGGAATGGTAAAACAAGTGAATTAGTAACGATAGCTAGTGGTACAACAACCCCTAGCTTTTCTTATACCATTCCTACGGCATGGGAAAAGGACTTACCTAACTCAACAAGTGGCATCGCAACGTTTACTTTAGAAACATTCAGTGGTTCAAATTCCGTTGGTTCTAAGTCGGTAAATGCAACTATCAAAGTCAGAAGCGGTGTAGTTCCTTCGATTGATAATATCAAAATAACGGATGCAAATTCTGTATGTGCAGGAATTGGGCAGATAGTTCAGTCGCAATCTAGGTTGAATTTTGCAATTACATATAGTGGTGCACAAGGTTCAACTGTTACATCTGTATCAACCGAATTTGAGGGACAAACATATAACAATAGCTCATTTACAACTGGTACTGTACAAGGTAGTGGTAGCATTAGCTATACAACAACGATCTATGATTCACGTGGTCGTAGTTCACAAGTCAGTGGAAAAATAACTGTATCTGCATATAGTTCGCCTAGATTAACGAATGTGACTGCAAAACGTGCTAACTCAAGTTATGTAGTAGATGAAGCAAGTGGAACATATGCGTTATTACATTTCAAAGTAGGATTTACTAGTTTAACTGGAAAGAATGCGACATCATTCTACATCCAATATCGAGCTAGCGGTGCTAGTTCATGGACGAAAATAAATTCATGGGATAACAACTATACTCTTGAGCAAGATTACAAAGCAGGTAATTTATTTACCTCAACGACTTCAACCTATGAAATTGCATTTGGTGTTAAGGATAAATTCATGAATGACTACTCATGGCAAATCTTTACAGTAGCACCTACTTACACGTTGATTAACTTCGGTAAAGATGGTAAATCACTTACTTTCTTTGGACAAGATGGTAACAGTGCGAATACTTTAACGATCAATGGTGATCTAGCAATTAATTCGGTAAAAGAAAACACATCTTCAACTAAGCTATTAGTTGCTAATGGCAGTACTGTTATGTATCGCGATTGGAATAAATTGGTAAACTCAATCAAGAGTGCAATGTACCCAGTAGGTTCGGTTTATATCACATACAATAATGTCAATCCTGGCACATTCTTAGGTGGAACTTGGGTTCAGTTTGGTCAAGGTCGTACATTAATAGGTCAAGGTACAGGAAATGACGGTAGTACAAGTATGTCCTTTACAACCGGAGCAACCGGTGGAGAATACACCCACAGGTTAACGCAAGCAGAAATGCCAAGTCATTATCATAATGTTGTTTTGAATGATGATAAAAATGAATTATTGCGT